ACCAAGCTCGTGCAGTTCGAGACCGACGAGGGTGACCCCGATGCGCGGGGTGATGGCTCGGTCTTGGCACAGGTTCAAATTCAATACGAACGCTCGGTAAGCTCGAGCTAAGGAGGACACAATGGGAGTCTCACAATTACATGCGCTAGGGCGCAATCGTAAGTTCTACGTCAACGAAGAAACCACGTACATCGACAGCGAAAACGTTGCGACCGCATTTGTTAAGCCAGCGGGCACCGATGCGGCGGTGATTCTCAACGCGAGCTTCACACCAGCACAAGAGCGCAAGGTGCGCGATGATGCTCGTGCGAGTCGCTCAGCACTCGAACAAATCACCGGCAAGAAGTCGGCAACATGGTCGGTTGAGTCTTACGTGCTGCCAAATGGTTCAGCGGGCACAGCTCCAGACCTTGGACCGCTCTTTAAAGGTGCGATGGGCACTGAGACCGTCAGCGGTGGCACTCGCGTCACCTACTCACTCAACACCAACCAAGACCTTGGCAGCTTCAGTCTGACGCAGTTCTTCAATGAGACCTTCATGGAGACTCTCACCGGTTGCTACGTCAACTCAATGACCATCAGCGTCGCAGGTGGTGAAGAGCCGAAGGTGACCTTTGAGGGTGAGAGCTCAGGTCTTTACATTCCGACCACCACAAGCCCAAGCGCGGCGCAACTCACAGCGGGTGAGTCAACTGCAACCGTCGATGGCTCTGGCACCGGGACGTCTTTTGATGTCCACGCCGGTGAGGGTGAGAACTTCAAGCCAGGCTCGGTCATCTCGGTTGGTTCTGACACCGACTTGGTTGTCGAGTCAGTCAGCAACGACACCATCACCGTTGATAGCTCTATCACCTTCACCGATGACGATGAGGTCAAGCCCTTCGCACCGACTGAGACCGTCGCAGGCTCACCGATTGCAGGCATCTTGGGCTCTCTGACCTTGGCGGGTAACTCACTGCCAATCACGTCTTTCGAGGTTACGGTTGCGAACAATAACAAGGGCATCGCTGACGAAGCGTTTGTTGCGGGTACGAGTGACTACGTGCCAGGCTTCCGCGATGTCACTGGCTCGCTCTCTATCCGATGCCGTCGTGACCTAGCAATTGAGATTGGCAAGCGACTAGACTTTGGCACTCAAGCCATCGTTGTCACTTGCGGCGATACCTCTGGCAAGAAGCTCATCATTGAAATAGATGATGCAGAGTTTGAAGTTGCGGCGGTGGATACACCGCAGAGCGATGAGGTAGTGGTGCCAATGACATTCCGAGCTCTAGCGACCAGCGCGGGCGAGGATGAGATTGTCATCAAGTTCGAATAATACAAGAAGGGGATCAAACCATGGATATCAAGCAAGAAGACGTGCGGCGCTACGTGCCAGAGTGGGACAACAACCGAGACCGTGATGAGGGTGAGCAGATCATTTTGCATCTTGTCCCTATGACCGGTGGAGAGCTTCGAGCAGCTCAGCGTGAGCTGGTGCTCAAGAATAAGAAGCTCAACGATGATGAGGTCTACAGCTTCGCAGAGCAAGCCGTTGAGCGCATCATCAAGACTCGAGTGGTTAAAGTTGAGAATTGCTTTGACATCAAAGGGCATCCCATTGTTGACGGTGGTGGTCTTTGGGATCAAGCAGAGTCTGATCTAACCGATGAGGCTTACCAAGCGATGACCAAGATCTCAACGTTGAGGTCTGGGCTAAAAAAAGACTAAGGCTTGGCGCTCGCTTCTTAGCGAGCGGGCACCAAGCCCTAGAGTGGGGATGCTCACAATGCAGGGGCGAGGACTATGCCGAGGGTGACCAGTTCAGAGCGGCGCGAGGTTGCGAGAAGCCAAACGAGTCGCTTGGCTTCGAGTTCGCTCCTAGCCTTCGCCGGTGTCCTTGGTCTCAGCTTGATGCTGAAGTCAACCTCCTGCTCGGTTGGTACCGCGAGTGGAAAGCCTACGGTGTCCTACCCTACACATCATCGAGTTTGCTTGATGAGCCCGCGTTTGTGCTTGAAGCCATCGACACCATCAGCACCGAGATCGATGGCATGAAGGCAGAGCGTCAAAGACGAGCTCAAGCCGAGCATGATGCAGCGATGAAGAGAGCGAGGCGATAAATGGCTCAGTATGATGTACCGGTCACCATCACCGCCAAAGACGAGGCGAGTGATAAAATTGAGAACATCGGCAAAGAGTCCAAAAAGACTCGCAGGGCGATTGATGACTTTGCGAACAAGGCCAAGAAGAAATTTAAAGAGCTCGCAGGCTCTGCCGGTCAAACTCAAGTCAGCTTCATGGAGTTTCAATCGCGCGTTGAGATGGTCAAAAGTGTCATTGACTTCATCACCGGCAGCATCGCAGCCTTCACCGAGGCATCAAGAGAGATGCGCGGTGAGAATGATCAACTGGTCAAGAGCGTCGATGACGTTGGCTCAGCTCTTAAGGGTGCCCAGGGCGCTCTTGGTGACATTGGATTGGCTCTGGTCCAGGTCTTTGAGGAGGACGCTAAAGAGGCAAGCGTTGAATTTCAGAAGACCATCCGAGACAACCGTGAGACGATCGTGCAGTTCTTGGCGTTCTTTGTTCAATCTGGAAAGCGTCTCTTCCATTTAACCAAAGCACTGATCATCGGTCCTTTCAATTTGCTTGTTGATGGCTTTAGAACATCGGTGCAAGCCATTATCGCGGGCACTATAAACCTAATACAAAAAGGGCTTTCAGCCGTCGGGGTTGAGTTTGAGACTCTCGACATACTTGCAGAGTCAACCGGTGACACGCTCAATCATTTTCTAAAAGAGGGCGATGCATCGATTGATATGATCGGCGATGGTTTGGTTGGGGTCTTTGACTCAATCACCGAGACCGGAAAAGTTATGGATCGCGTCACTGCGAACATGCAAAAAGACCCCTTCAAGCCTCGGCTCAAGACAGCCGAGAAGCTTGCAGAGGAAGCGGAAACAGAAGCAGAGGCAAAGAAGGAAACTGAGAAAGCTGAAAGAAACCTTCTAGGCTTTCTCAAAGACCGACAGGCGATGATTGACAAACAATTGTCAGATCAAGAAAAGGCCGCTCGGCTTCTTGATGAGCTTTTGACGATTCAGATGGAGAAAGAGGCTGAGGCTCACCAACAGCGAGTCGATAATGCTCAAGAGCAGATGGATCTCATCGGTGGTCTCGGTGAGTCGTTTGCATCGGCGGCTCTTGAGTCTGAGAGCTTTACTCAAGGGCTAATCAATGGCACCAGGGCTCTCGTTGTTGAGACCACAAAATCAATCATTGAGAGCGCCAAGACGACCATCATGGCCAAGGCAGTCGAAGCGGCTGCCAACGCTGCATCATCAGCCGCAGCTTTTGGACCGATTGCGATGGCTGGGGCTGGGGTTGCAGCACTTGCTCTTGTTCAGGGTCTGATTGATAAGCTGCCCAAGTTCGCCCAAGGCGGTATGGTGCGCGGCGGTGTCTCAGGTCAAGACTCGGTGCCGATTCTTGCGATGCCCGGTGAGTACGTCATGAACGTCAACCAGGTCGAAGCAATGCGGCAGATGTTTAGCAACATGGACGGTGTAAACAGCTCAGGAAGGTTTGCCAACGGTGGCACCGTCGGCGCAGCTCCATCGCTTGGAGGCGTCAACATCACCATCAGAAGCGAGGCACTGCCGAATAAAACTGAGGTTGCGAAGTATGTGCGCTCGACAATCATGCCCGCGATGCGTGACCTACAAGCACAAGGGGCAATCTGATGAGCGTGACACTGGCAGACATGGCGACATGGGAGCAAACCGCATACGACGCTGACAAGCCGATGATGGTGGCAACCAACAACTCGGACAAGATCACCAAAGCATCAAGCGGTTGGTTTGACTCTGCGAGCGGTGGCACCGATGACACTGATGAGACGGTGGTGAGCAATGCCCGCGTGAGAGCCTATGATCGCATCGGAGCGCTCACAGTGGCATCAGATACCGCACGCACGTCGCCAGCATTCCGTTTTGCCTTTGGCTCTGATGTCACTTTTGACACGGTAGTGATCATGGGCCACAACTTCGGCGATGTTACCAATGACGGCTCAGACATCACCGTTGATCTAGTCGCTAACGGCGCAGCGGTCACCAAGACAATCTCGGACACCATCACCGTCGCATCGGGTGACAACTCGCGGCTGGTCTTTACCTTCCTTTATGACACCAGCGGCGCAAAACCGAGCTATCCGCAGCGCGTGACACTTGGCACCAGCAACCGCAAGCTCAATATCAGGTTGCAAAACGTGAGCGGCTCCACCAGCACCAAGCCCGCCATCGGTGAGGTATGGGTTGGCCAACGTCGTCAGCTTATGCACAATCCAAACTTGCCGTTTGATGACAAGAGTGAGACCGGTCTTGTTAGTGACTTTGCAAGTAAGAGCGGATTGACGCAGCGCTACACGTACCACCGAGGCAAAGCGCTCAGAACCATCAACAAGAGTGTCACCGACTCCAATGAGCTGGCAGCGATTGAGGCGGCTTTTGATGACTCTGATGACTTCACCAAGCCAATCGTCTGGATTGAGAATCCGTCCAATGCTTCGCCCGATGCTTATTTGATGCTCGCAGAGTCGCCAACGTTATCGTTGCCACTGCAAGGACCGATTGAGCGCGTCTTTGGTACGTCACTCATCGAGCAACCACCATTCAAGAGCTCAGGAACTTAAACCAATGGTCTTGTCACTCTCTGCATCGTTTCGAGATGCCGCAACGCAGGGCGGTCAGACGCCGGTGGTGGTCGCTGACTTCGACCTTGATGCCAATCCGCTCGGCACATATCGCATCCACAACTTTGGCGGCATCTTGAGCGGCTTGAGTGAGTCCAACAACGCCATCTTGAGCAGTGTGACCAACATCTCACGCAAAGTTGACCCAATCACGCGCAAGACCTCAAGTGGTACGATGACACTTGAAGTCATCGATGACGGTACCATCCGCAATTGGGCAGGACGCAAAACGCTCTTTAATGCCAAAGTCTACATCAAACTCGGTTTTGATGGCGTCGCCATTGGTGACTATCTCACGGTTTTCGTCGGTGTCATCACTGAAGTCTTGCCTGGCAATGGTGTTATCGTCATCAAACTCGCTGATGAGATCTTCAATCTTGAGCGCCGCAAGTTCGGAGGCAAGTTCATCAGCAAGCATCCGCTCGAGGTAGCCAAGCAGCTCATCGAGTACGGTGCTGAGACGACTGCAACGACAGCGGCAGACTTCGACCCCACCAATTACTCAACGTCAATTTCTCACTTCAACATGACCTCGGTGAGCATCAAGCCTTACTATGAGCATCTTGCAGACATGGCACGCTCCGCAGAGGCCAACGGCAGTGATACAACCTTCTCTCCGGTGGGTCTTGGTCGCACTGGTCGCTACTATGGGACCACCGAATCAATTGGGCACGCACCAACGGCTGATGAGAAGTTTGTCTCAGTGCGTCCAATCATCGATGAGATTGCGCAGTTTTGTGGCATCACGTTCTACGTTGATGAGACTGGCTCAATCAGAGCGAAGCTCTACGACTCAACGACTGCCAGCGCTCGCACATTGACCGCTGACGACTATGACGAGCTTGAGCAGATCAATGCTTTTGGTGGTGTAGTCAATCAAGTCATCGTTGGCATCGAGAACTCGCAGCAATCGGCAACATATCGGCGCAAAGATTCGACATCACTGGCAACCTTTGGAGAGAAAACGCTTAAGGTCACCGCTGGGCATCTTGCACCGATTAGCTTTGTGGGCAGTGCGACGCTCTTTGATCCTACAACGTACACCGTCGAGCTTGATGGTGGTATGATTACAGGCTTCTCAGGCGTGCGAGGTTCGATTGCAGTGACCGCATCGCCTACTAATGGCTATTTGCATACACCAGCAACGCACGCGGCTCTGAGCGCGTCTAGAGTGGCAACGTTGGCTTTTGCTAAATTGTCAGCAACCGATGCTCAGATTGGTGAGTGCAACTCTGCCGTCAGTATCAACTATCACGATGCTGGTGTGATGGCGCGAGTAGCGCACTTTGCCAACACTGATGACGATGGCAGTGCTGGCGGTGACTCAATCAAGGCCGTGCAAAATGCCAAGTTCAACGTCACGCAGTCATCAGGAAGCACCATCGCCACTGATGAGGCTGATGACCCCGATCGTGCCGATGGCATGGAAATCATTGATTGCACGATTCTCAAGCGCTTCTCTGATGAAGTGCTCACTCGGTTCGCCAACGGTGCCATCACCGTCGAGTTTAGAACTTCACTGCGTCACGCTGACCTTCAGCTTGGTGACTTTATTGACTTCGAGACTGACAAGCTCTTGCTCTCTGGTGCTGACTTCGATGACGACTCAATAAGTATCACCGCGAAGTTCGAGATCGTTGAGAAAGAGTTTGACATCACGAGCGACGTGCCCTCAGTGAAGTTCACCGCGTGTCAGGTTTCACTCTCAACAGCTCCAGCGGTATCGCTTGCTGACGTGGTGGATATTCCTGACGTTGCTTTGATACCGGTGCGGCCAACGCTGACCTTCATGGGTGGAGGCATACCATCTTTTACACTGCCACCGACCATTAGCAGTCAATCAAGCTCTTTTGAGATTGAGATTGGTCGTGGTGTCATGATGCGCGGTGACGGCTCATCGATGCCAGTCTCAACGGTTGAAGAGATTGAGCTGCCTTCCGATACCATCACTAGCATCGGTTACGATTCAGTCACCGGCGCAATTGTGACGACTGCTGACGGCGCAATTCAAAGCCCGCGCAATGCTGCACTCTCAAGCATTGAGACCGATGGCAGTGGCGTCGCTGGCACGCTTGATATTGCTCGGCTTGGCTCAGTGGGTCCGAAGCAGTTGAGCGAGACCATCACGACCGGCTTTGATAGATTGCGAAATGGTGGCTTTGAGGCTTGGAGCCACGCCAACGCCTACCCACCAGATAACTGGGCGATGAGCTCGGGGACTTGGAACACCGACCTCGAGCGAGTGAGCGAGAGCTTGGTGCTCGAGGGCCTTTATGCGTTGCGCTTTCCGAGTTCATCAACGCGAGCATCAACAGCCATCGTGAGCGATTACATTCCGATTGCCGAGGGTGAGATCTACTTGGTGAGTGCCGCAATGAAGAAGACGAGCGGCAGTCCTAGCGGTGAGGTCTCGATTAGTTTCTACACTTATTCAAAAGGCACCGTCTCCAATAACACGTTGCAGACCAAAGCACTCACAACGAGTTGGTTGCGCATTGGTGGAGCAATCGCAGCGCCAACCAATGCTCGCTTTGCTCGTGTCTTTATTGCTCGCACGGGTGCGTCAACAACGACTTTCGTGGACGATGTAAAGATGGAAATTGGCTCGCCGATGTTCTCCGCAAAAGCATCAAGTGACATCACAGTGACCTCACCAGGCACCACCCGCACGATTGTCTTTGACACTGAGATCATTGATCGTGGCTCTTGGTATAACAATAGCACGGGCATCGCGACAGCTCCGGTTTCTGGTGATTATCACATCGTGGCGGCTGTTGGTTTCTTCACCGGGGGCTCGGCGGATACCTATCACGTTGATCTTGAGGTCAATGGCTCGCTTGCTTATCGCTTCGGTGATGTAGACACGCAGCACCATGGCTCAGCAGACCAGGCAACTCAATCGGTGCTTGATATCATTCTACCTCTTGAGGCGGGTGATACTTTTCACATTGAGATCAACGACACAAGCGGCGGGGGCTTTAAGGGCTCCAGCAAGATCAGAGCAATCGGCGCAACATTCGGGGCGAAATTGCTTCGGTGATGCATAGACAGGGGGATCTTTTGTGCTACGATTAAGGTGAGCGTCGATGACGGTTTGATCCCCCCGTCGGAGCAGCCTTGATCGTAGCGCTCTAGATAATGGTTGCCGAATCCAGCTCGGTGCAACCAGTCGAAATAACAGCAAGCAACTGGAG